TCTTGAAAAAACTGTAAATGATGAATTAAATAGCAGTATAGAATCACAAATTGGATTGAAATTAAATATCCAAAATGTTTTTGACATTCTTCTAGGGAATATTGATGCCTATTTAAAAATTATTTATGATTATGGCTTAGCTGCTGACAACAAAGATATTCAACAAAAAAGAATTTCTGCAATTAAAGGCGTTTCAACAGATCAGCAAGTTTTAAATAATAGAATTTATCCATTTCCATCAGTATATAATGCAAGTACTGGAGAAGAAGTTTGGTTAGGTGATGTTGTAGGTGAAGATAATCCACATTTTCCTGAAATTGGGCTTATTAAAAAGGCTTTGAATTCAATGGTAACCTCAAATGGAACTTCTACCACCACTAAAGTATCAGAAAATGCTAAGAATACTTCAAGTGCCCCTGGTGACAGTTGGGTTCCTTTGTATGTTGAAGATTTGAATCTTCCGCCTGCAGTTGCAACAGTCACAGGATTGTCAACACCATATTCAAAAATAAATACATTAACTTTTAATGGAAATATTGTTCCTTTAGAACTGGCAAATGAAATTGTTGGTCGTGCAAGGGCTGCTTATAATTTCTCAAGATATCGTGAGAGTACTTTTAATTATATTTCTCAGATAGATTCAACTTATGCTTTTCATAAGACTGTTGAACCTACCATTAGAAATATAATTAATAACGTTGATTCAACTGTTTTTGCAGATTCAATATTGGCTATTGCAACTCCAACATTGACAAGTGCTTCAAGTGTTGTGTCAATAAATAATAAAAATGAAGGGAGTTTAGAAAATGCCTTTGACATAGTACAAAATGTTTCAAAAAAAGAAAAGAGAAACCTGGCAAAGCCTGTTGTAGATTTAATCGCAGGGTTTAAATCTTCTATAGAAGACATTTTTATTCCAACGAAATTTAAAATTGTCCATAGACAATTGGACAAGGCAAGCTATTTGATCAAAGGGGATATTACTGATTTGCTTTGGAATAATAAGGTAAAGACATCTATAAGAAAGTTTTATAAGTCAAGAACAAGTAATGATCTTTTACAGGATAAATCTGTCCCATATGTAATTTCAAGTATCATCAATGATTTAACAGTTTTTGATGGACAGGTAAACCCTGCCGTTGATTTTGTTACGACTACAGATGAAAATATTAAATTTAGTAATTTAGCTGGCTCTTCAATTGGACTTGGAATTGTTAATGGTGTAGATACAGATAAATCTTTACTTGAACAAGAATATTATACAATAGGGTCACCACTTGAGAAAGCATATTTGTTTCTTTTGACAGTTCCTATGGATTCTATCAGTGATTTTTATAAGATTTTAGATTTAGCAGGCATTTACAATTTAACAAAAATGCAAATGGCTTGGGTTGCAGCACAATTTTGGAGGGCAAACTATATTAAATTGTATGGTGAAGATATTTTTGAAAATATAATTAACCAATTAACTATTAATTTTTCTAATGGAACATCATTGATGGCTCCAAATTATATTGCAGGTTTAATAAGTAAAGAAAAAGAGACAAAACAATATTTACCAAACCTCAATGATTTTAGTGACAATTTCATTGATATAATGGTGAAATATTTTGAAAATTGGACTACAAACGAGTACAATGGGCCTGCAAATCTCATTTTAACTGACTTTTTACCTGAAATAATTTCAATAGAAAATATTGTTTACAACTATAGGAATTTAATTGATTCTGGAGCTAAATACGCTCCTTCAGCTAATCATAATATGTTTATAAGCTACTATGATGCTCTTTTAGAAGAAATAGTAACTCCAATAGATTTTGTTGTAAACGATGTTAATGGAATCAAAAGAACTGTTTTGACTTCTGAAGTGCTTTCAAATGATATATTGAAACAATACTTGGTTCAATGGATTACAACATATAAAAAATGGGTTACTGAGGCTAATAAGGGGTCATTAGGCGGTACATTAAATACTGTTGATAATAATCCTTCAGAACCGTTTTATGTTGCTGATAAGGATATGAAATTGGCTTCATACAGGCACTTCAAAAATTTATATGATAAATGGTTAGGTGGGTCTTTAGATGGAAAACCCTATAATTCCTGTGGAAACAACTTGGGTAATAGATTGATTGAGAGATTTTCTTTTGTAGATTCACATTTTAATCCTATTGGTGACACTGCAGTTGTTGATCCAAAGGCACTTCAAACTTTAGCAGGATTAAAAACAGAAGACTTTTCAATATTTTTATCTACTTTAGGACGTGCATCTGGATTTGAGATGTACGCTTTGCCTGCTTTTATGAATTATAAGACTCCTCAAGAAGGATTAGATATGTGGAAACCTGTTACAACACTTGAGCAAGTTAATAGTGGTGCTTCATATATCTGTGTTTATAGATCTGGGGCTTCAACATCTCTTGATTTAGGTAAAAAAGCATATTATGTAAATGATGGTTTTGATTTTAGAGAATCTGAAGTTGGAAATATACCAAATGGATTTAAAAAGAGGGTTCCTGCAGGAGTAAAAGATATTCCAAGTGAAAAAAATAAATATAATTTGGTTGTTTTTAGAGTTGGTTATGCAGATCAAAACCAAAGTATATTTAAAACTATTGGATTGAATCAATCTGAACATAAAGCAACTGCAGAATACCATGATGCATTAGCAGAAAATTTTGATTCAAGAGGAGGTACAAAACCTCTTTACAAAAAAGCTAATCTTTATAATATTTATGGTGTAAGAAGTTATAAATGTGCTGTCACTTGTATGGGTAATATGATGGTAAATGCTTTAAATTATTTTCAGTTGGACAATATTCCATTTTATCATGGGGCATATCAGGTAGCTAAAGTAAAGCATGAAATTACTGCCAATAATATTGAAACAAGTTTCGAAGGATATAGGATGCCAAGATTTTCGTACCCTGTTGTTAAAGAAATTACTTCATATATCTCTATCCCTCTTTCGGAAACATTGTTTTCTGATGAAGAAAGAAAACGTACTGTTATCAGACCGTTAGGAGGTAATTCATATTCAGAAGCAGAAATTGGAGGGAAAGAAAAAACTGGGAATCTTGAGGCTTATAATACTAACTTTGGGGAAGTTCCAAACTTTAACCTGCCTTTGGTTACAACACCTGCATTCAATGGGCAGTTGATATTAAACACAAAGGTTTCAATTTTGAATCCTAATCCCAGAAATCTTATTCAAACTTCCAATAGTTTAGATAGAACTGGTCTTTGGGCATCAAATCCTTATGCAAAACTTATAACAATTTCTGATTTAGAAGTTTCTGCAATTATGAGTAAAACTCGTAGTTCAAATCTATTAAATATTCCTATTGCAAATGGACAGATTGTAACAAGTGGAATATTTAATGAACTTGATGCATATTTAAAGGCTTCAAATTCAAAAGCATATGTTGTTGGAAAAGGTAGAGTTGCAAGAGGGCTTTATTCAAAAACTGAGCATGATAACGTATTTGGATATATTGACCAATCATTACTGCCAATTAAAGGTGAAAGGGCTGATGATAAACAGAGGGCTACATTTGCTTCAAAATATATAAAAATATATACATTACCTTTTCCATTAAAAAATATGTATAATAATAAAGCCGTTTCAAAGATTCAGTTACATGGTTTAGTAGGCGATTCATTTATTTATGCCATGCGTGAAGTTTTAGATTTCTATGGGACTACAAATATTGAAAAATTGGGGTTAAATCTTTTTGCAGGGTCTTTTGTTTTCAGAAGAATTACTAATGGAGCTAATCCTTCTCCACATGCTTATGGTATTGCAATAGATTTTACAGCTGAATTAAATTTATATAATTCAAGGGGTAAAGATGCTTTATTTAGTCAGGCACCTTATACAGCATTTTTAGATATACTTGAAAAATGGGGTTGGTACAATCTTGGGAGATATGGAGGATATGATTGGATGCATTTTGAAACATCTTATTATGGTATAAAACAGGCATTAACTTATTAAAAATATGTTCAACTACGGAAATAAAACAATATCGGAATTTAATACAATAATAAAAAAAATTCTCGATCCAAACAACCCATCTTCTTTAGGAACAAATAATTTCCAAAGCTATCAATGGGTTAAAAATGTATTGAATGAGCTGGGGATTACTTTTGATGATGAAGTGACTTCAGCTTGGAATATGTTTTTACAGCTTGATAAGGAATTCCTTATCAATATAAATTTGAAATATATAAAGGAACCATCATTTTCTTTAGGTGTTTCAAATGGATTTGACAACAATGAACTTTCAAAAGAAATTGAAGATGGTTCTATAGTATTTGGATATTTCCCTGGAAGTCCTTATGTTCTAAGGGCTATTGATGAAATGTATTTTTTAGGTTTAAAGGGCCCTAAGGAACGTAAATTATCTAAATTCTTGGATCTTGACTCTAAAGCTAATGTAAATCCTGATCAAAATAACTCAGGATGGTATGATAGTACCCCAATGAACAAATTAAAATTTTCTGAAGTAGGATATCAAAGTATTTGGCCAAGCGTAAAAAATAAAGGTCTGATAAATAAAAAAATTCCTATAGTTCCAATTAATCATATTGGAATTTTTTCTTCAAATCATTTGTTTCATTTATGTTCATCTGTTTTAACAGAACCTTCTGAAGGATTAAGAATTGTTGCACATTACCCATTAAAGAAAATGTTTAAATTAGCAAAAATAAAAAATATAGTGTTACAAGGGTTACAAGGATTACAAGAATTAAAAGAATTACAAGAATTACAAGGATTACAAAAAAATAACGGAAGTAATTTAATTAAAAATCTTAGAAGCGGTGAAGAATTAATTAATAAATTGACTAAAGATATGCCATTTTGATTACAGGATATATAAATAACCTTTTTACAACCTCAAAAACTCTTGAGGAAGTTGAATACCCATTTCCAAAGGATAAACCAACATTGATCGTTGGGTGGAAAAATGCTAAAAGTAAATTTCCTGAAATGTCCTTAAGAAATTGGCAGATTGATGAAAATACTTATTGGACTTTGGAAGCTGAAGAGGATCGAATGAAGCAGGAAGAAGACCTGAAAAAGTTTGAGAAATTGTGTCTGGAAAGATTTCTTGAACAATTTTCTTTCACCTATTTGGATTTACTCTTGGAACCTACACCAGTATTGGATTTGAAATCGGATACGAAAATACTTTTGAGCAACTGTTTACTTTATATAAAAGATCTCAAAAGTATTAGGTACATGTCTATAGAACTATGTTCCATCATGGGTTTTGACCCGTTTTTAGAAATTTCAGCTGCAAATTTAACAGTTGAGACATCTGTTGAAAATAAATTAGGTGTCGAAGATAAGTTTTTGATTTGTTTTCTATAAGTTGTGATATTTATAAACAGGAAACTACATATAAATTAAAATCAATCAATCATGGCTTGCGGAACAAGTGTTGGAATTAGCTTCAAAGGCGGAATTTGTGTAAAAACACAAACAAATTACAAATATCCACAGGATGTGCCATCACCAAATGTGGTTGCAATCTTTGCATCAATTTATAGATAATTATGGAAGATATTAACAAAGCTTTTGATACCTTTTTAGGTGAAGAATCAAAGGCTAAAACGGTTAAAACTGAAAAAACCAAAAAAATTAACACTAAATCTGGCGAAATTATTGAGCATGTTCAAAAGAAGCTTATAGTTGAAGACGGAAGAGAATTACTTCTTTAAGGAAAACAATGGCAAAATTAAATATTGATAAAATTTCCGAAAGATTATTTATTCTTTCTGAATATAAAACATATGGCACGGATTTTGAACCATCTGAAAACAAGAATTTGTTTTTTGATGAGGAAACTTTAAATGAGGCTGAAGGTGACGAAGAATTGAGTGCTGAAGACGAGGCTTTGAGCAAAGAACTTGATGCTTTATCTGCTGCACCTGCCGAAGCTGCTGCTCCAACTGAAGCACCTGTTGCTGAACCGATGCCAACTGAAACACCTGTTGCTGAACCGATGCCAGAAGCCCCAGTTGAAACAAATGATTCTGGAGAAGTTGAAGTGGACGTTTCAGATATTGTCAGCGGTGTTCAAAAAACTGAAACAGGCGTTCAAAATGTTGAAACAAAAATTGATTCAATTGGCAGCGAAGTTTCTGAGTACATTGAAAAACTTATGAAGTCAAATGAAACTTTGATGAATAAGGTTGGAGAGCTTGAGCAAAATATGAAAAAGGAGATGGCCAAAAGAAATCCTACTCCTCAAGAAAAGCTTATGTTACAATCATTGCATTCGTTTCCTTATACACAAAGATTAACAGATTTTTGGGATGATGGTGACAGTAGTGGCGGATATTCCCGAAGAACACAAGAACAACCTGAAGAAGATAAAGCTCCAACGGTATATAATTTGACTCAAAAGGAAATTGATGATACATATAATACAGTTGACATCAGAAAAACTTTTTAAAAAAAATAAAAAACATTGGAACTTATTCAATAGTCACAATGTTATACTAACAACTTAACAATTTACATATAACTTAAACAATTATTTTTTAACTTAAATTTTTTACAACTTATGGCATTAGGAAACAATGGTGGGGCAAAAAAAATCGAATCGCCATTCAAGGGATTCGAAAGCTACAATGTACAAGTGTACACAAAGGATGATGAAAAAGTGTTCAAAGTAGAACGCACTTTTATCATGAATGCACCGAATGAAGACTATTTTGATTCTGAAGAAGAATTCAACAAAGCTCAAAAAGAACATTCAAAACTGTTAGCAGAGTATAACAAACATATTCAAAAATGTTTGGACAATGTTACAGATAAAGATTGTGCTTATGCATTGAAGCAGAATGAAAAAAATAAAAACATTCTTGCGGAAGGTGGAGATAAGCTTGCATACGGAACATTTCCAATTAACAGTGTAACTTCAATTGATGGATATGTGTACAACATGTCACATAAATTGGACAAAATCAACCCAAAACAGGAAACTGAGAAAGTTTATTTTGACGTTGTTGATTTCGATGGTAAACAAATCTACCGAGTAAACAGCAGTTTTTCAACAAGCACAAGAAATTGGCTGGACTCAATGCTTTCTTTGGAAGAATTTACAGGTAAACTTCAATTTAAATTTGAGATTGAGAAGGATGCTAAAAAAGATTTCAAAGAACCTCGTTTGAAAGACGGTAAACCAATCGTTGCAGCAAATTTGATGTCAGAATTCCGTGAGGGGTACTACAGAAAACGTGTAAAACCACTTTACTACCATTACGAAAAGGCTGTCGACAAAAAGGGCACAGAATCCATGAAACATCTTTGTGCCGAAAGCGATGCAAAGGAATACCATGAGGCACTTCAGTTTGCAATTACTGAAAATGTTAACAAAAGAATCATCAAATTCTTCGTTGGAAAAGTAAACACTATGTTGATTCCTAAAATTCAAAAGAGTGCAAAAGTGCTCTTTGGAGAAAGAGGTTACGATGTGGAGTTCATGAAGAACGAAAGAACTGAATTGTTTGCTCCTTCTTTCAAAAAACGTGCTGAGGCTGAAGCTTCCCATGAAATTTCGAAAGCAGAACCTATTGAGGCTACAAAAGCGGATGATTTACCATTCTAAGAAAACTCTGGGGTTCCAAACGAAAATTTGGAACCCTTTTTTTTATTTCACCAACTTATTTCTAACAAAAAATGGATCTATTCCAATTAAACAATAAAATTCTGAAGGGTGTAAATCTTTCAGATGAAACTTTTTGTGTCCAGGCACTTGAAATCTTGATCAAAGAATTTGAAAATGGCGTTGATTTCTTTGAGAACACTCTCAATAACTCAGATATCGACCTTGATTTTATTTCTGCCGACCTTTCTAACATAACTTCATACATTTCTACAGTTTCAACAGCCAAAACTATAGCCAAAACAGTTTTTGAGATGTCTCAATCTGTAGAGGATGTTAAAATGTACAAGGAAGATTTGAATTATTATAAAATTTCCACAAAATCATCCACATTGCATACAGCAAACATCAAGGGAAGACCAAATGTTTCCAGATGGAGTCAAATATATAGCCTTCTTGAAGGGTTATACAATGACCTTAACAGAAAGTTTGATGCCTTAAGGAGTATTGGTTCCAATAGAAGGTTTGAAATTGAGCAAGGGTTGATTGAATATACCATTAGAAAGGAAAAATAGTCTTATGGAAAGAGAAGATTTTAAAAACGGTTTTATGAGTATTGATAACGGTAAAACTGAACTATTATCAAACGAAGAAAAAACTCCTATGCAACATCTTATCGAAAAGATAGATTTATATGATGAAAGAGGTGGTATAAATATGTTTACACTAAAAGCCGTTCTACGATCATATCTTAGATTTGAAGAAAAATATTTAAATAATATAAAAAACAATAAATCTTTTGAAGATGATAAACAAAATTGAAGACATTTACCCTATGACAATAGTTAATATGAGGTATGGTAAATTTGCTATTGTAGAAGCTTGTTGTAATGCTGATTGTGTAAATTCATTGGAAGGAAATGAAGAATGGTCGTATGATCCACATCACTTCATGAAAGAAGAATGGGAACATATAAACTATGGTGTAGGAAATACAATTTTAGAAGCATTTGAGGACTTTAAAAAAAGGTCTTTTAAAAAAATAGTAATTATTGAACAAATTGATTGCGTTGGGGTTAAGCTCGATAGTTTTGAACTAATACCATCAAAAAGGGAAAGTATCGCTAGAAGCAGGGTTTACATTAGAACAGGGGAAGGAAAAGTGTTAGGATGTTTCAAAGTATATGATGATGAAACAATTGAGTTTTTTGATACAAAAAGTTTATAAAATTCCTTAATAACCAAAAATGTTCCACGTGGAACAATCTAACAAAAATAATTATAATCTTAATTGTTTCAAATTTTCTAATATGGAATTTTCAATAAATACTGATGGCTTTAATGGTGCAAAAGTAGGTGATATTTTTTATTATGGGGATAGAAAAGGCGATCTATTTCAAAGAATAAAGTTAATGGTAAAAAATATAAAAAACGAGGTTTTGTATATGGATATAATTGATAAAAAAATGTACAAAGTAGTAGAGTGTCCTTTTGGTGAGGTATATATACCAATATAACTAATATATAATATTTAATAACCAAAAATGTTCCACGTGGAACAATTTAATAAAAACCTAATGAAAACACTACTTGTAGACGGAAATTCCTTACTAAAAAATTCATTTGAAGCAACTTTATCCACTGAAGAATACAAGAAAAACTTCAATGGAACATTTTTGTTTCTTTTGAAACTCAGGATCATTCTTGATTCTGATCGATACACTCATTTGAAGGTTGTTTTTGATGGAAATCGAAGCGGAGAATTAAGAAGAGCTATTTATCCTGAATATAAACTGAAGCGCCTTCAGAAAAAGTTGCATTCTGTTGAAGATGAGAAGTCATTAAAATACCAGCAACAAAAAGCTGATTTGAAATTCTACCTAGAGTTTTTTTGCAATGTTTATGAAGATGAGATTGTAGAAGCAGATGATATTATTGCCTACTATGTGGAACACAAGGCTAAAGATGAAAAAATAACCATTGTGACAGGTGATTTTGATATATTGCAACGTATTTCTAAAGATGTCAATGTTTATTATCTGAATAAAACATTCAAAGTGAAATCTAGGACAGTTGAAAGGTATGAAAAAAATGAAGATCGCAAAAATTTACTGATTGACCATAAGAATTTCAAAAAAATATTTGGATTTCCTTATGAAAACATAAAAATTATTAAAACAATTTGTGGTGATGATTCAGATGAAATAAAAAATGTTAAAGGTGTCAGAGAAACAACGTTGTTTGGCATGATTCCTGCGATACTTGAAAAAGTTTTAACAATATCAGAAATTAAATCTATTTGTTTGAACTTATTGAATTCATCAAACGTTTTAATTGAAAGTACACCTAAAATCCATCTAAATGCATGCAAAAACATTCTTGAGGGTGTAACGGATGGTTCTCAAGGAAAACAAATCCTTGAAATAAATGAACGGATTGTGGATTTAAATAATTTTGAATTTTTAACCGAGCAATGTATCAAAAATCTTACAGAAACAGGGTTCCTTTCAAAGGAAACTTTCAAATCATCCAATTCTGTCAGTATGGTAAAAAGAATGACTGAGAGCGGAATTTTAGAGCATATAAATAATAAATCTAAAGATCTTAAATATTTTTTCAAACCTTTTTTAAAAACTTTTACTAATAACTAATCTATGAGAGATTACCAAAGGAAACCTAACCGTTTCACATTTAAACTCCTGTTCAACGGAGAACCTGTTACAACTGTTGATCATTCTGGAAATTCAAGAGACACTGAACGTGATTTCGATGCACCTTTTTCAGAGCCTTACAACTTAAATCCATTTTTAGACTCAAGAATAAAAATTCCAGGAAATTCTACAATTATGGATGTGTATCAGTATACAAATATATTTGAAAATTCATGGGAAGCTGTAGAACTTGGAGAAGAAATTTCAGATATCTTCAGATTAGTTCTTCGCCAAGGCACAGAACAGTATCTTATGAATCTGAACAAAACAGACAGAAGTATTCTTATGGGTGAAGTGATGTCAATCAAAGATTCAATTCAAGGAATCAAAACTGAACATGATACAACACAGGATCACCTTAAATTCAAAAGCAGTCTTGAAAATTGGGCGAAAGGAAAAACAAATGAGTTCACATTTGTAATTATTGACAAAAGATCACCTGTTAGAAAGCCTACAGGATATTTTAATGATCTTAAGGAGTTAAATAATCAAATTGATGTTTTAAAGGAAAAACAAAAGTTTGGTAATATCACTAAAGAAGAAATGACATCTTTAAAAACATTTGAAAAAGAATTGTCAGGGTACTACACAGAAAGAGAAATTTTCAGACACTCTATCTCTGCAGACGATTTTTCTTACTCTGGGAAGGAATTCACTCCACCAATTGCAATTATCTGGAAAGACTTTAATATTAATTTCAACACTCCTTCTGAAGAAGGCAAAGCAGGTATTGAATATACAGATATTTCAGATTATCAAACTCTTACAACAAAAAGCTTTAATTTTAAGTCAAGAATTGATCAATTAAAAGCAATTGTTTCTGAAGTGGAAAAAACTGGGGATAATATCAAAGTCGCTTCTATAGAAGCAGATATGCGTAAAATTGAAAGAGAGCTTTCAAAAGTGGAAAATACTTACTTCAAAGGAATCAGAACACTTATCAAAGAATATTTGAATTTGGAACAGTATGAAAACCGTTTTTTAAATGTTAGAGATAAAAATTTAAACTTTTATGTCAACACCTCAGAACCTGAAATTTACCAAGAAAGCATAATGATCTAAGTTTCAAATGATATGGGCGCTCTAAAAAAGAGCGCCTTTTTTCTCTTGAAAATTGAACTTCTTTAGAATGTTTTTTGTTTATATATTACTACCTATTTAAAATAAAACGATGAAACATTACGAAGATAAAGCATTAGGTTTCTTTGGTGAAACATATGAATTGAAGGTACTCCATGAAATCATTGGTACCAAAGAACAAAAGGGAAATGGGGTGGTAAGAGATGAAACATTCGGAAGAAAGGTTATAAATTATATTCAGGCAGATCATTTTACAAACTCATTAGCACAAAAACTTGTTGTTGCATTAAAAAATCACTATAAGGTAAACAATAAAATTCCTTATTATGATACTATTGTTGAGAGGATTCAAGCAAATTCCCAGAGTGAGTATGATAGAGAATTGTTCAAAGAGTACTTGAAAGATATCAAGAACACTGTTGTTGAGGAATCAAATTGGGTTCAAAAGAATACAATCAATTTCATCAACACAAAAAATATTTTCTTTTGTACACAAGAAATCCAAAAGCTTGTTGAACAAGGCAAATATGAGAAGTTTGAAGAGCTCCCTGGGATGATTTCTAAGGCTACCATCAGTGCAAAAGATGAGAATCCTTTGGAAGCCTTTGTTGCTGGTGATTATCGACATCTTGAGGAAGGTGAAAGACACCCAATTCCGTCAGGAATTGTTGCACTTGACCAAGATATGAATGGTGGACTGGCCTATGGAGAGTTTGCACTTGTTATTGCCCCGTCAGGGGTAGGCAAGAGTACCTTTGCTACATTTGTTGCAAATAATATGGCAAAAGCAGGCTATAATGTTCTTCAGATATTTTTTGAGGATACTGTAGAGCAGATAAAAATGAAGCATATTTCAAAATTGATAGGAAAACCAATCAACTTCTCTTCAAACAAAAAAAATCGTAAGGTAGTTGTAAAGGAAACAGATGATAAATTAACAAAAATTAAAAATAGTGGGGGTTGCCTTGTTCCTTATGCAATGGATTCAATCAACACCACCGTTGATGACATCAAAAGAATCTATGAACGTGCTTTAGAGACTGGAGTCTATTTCCCAGATACGGGTGAATACAAAAAAATCAAATTTGATGTAGTGCTTATTGACTACATCGACTGTATTAAGCCAAAAAGACAATATACAAATGCTTGGGAGGGACAATCAGAAATCGCAAGAGAATTAGAAAGACTCTGTAAAAAAGACCAATTAAATTTTGCATGCTGGGTGTTTACCCAAGGAACAAAAGGTTCCCTGAATGCAAAGCTTGTTACAGGAGAACAAATGGGTGGGGACTTTGGAAAGTATAAAGTAGCACACTTTGTTATGTCGTTTGCAAAAGAGTTAGATCAACAGGCACAAAATAAGGCTACTGTAGCAATTCTTAAAAATCGTATGGGAAGATCAGGAATTGTTTACCAAGATTGCCTTTTTGACAATGGAAATATGTTAATAGAATTTAACAAAGAAGAATTTTTGACCGATAAGGCTATTAATGATGCACTTGTGGAACATGTTTATTCTGATTCGTAAAATTTATTGACTTTAGCTTTTTTTACTCTTATTTATTTAAACAACTTACAAAAATGAAAGAAAAAATTTTAATTGAAAACAAAGAAAGGTATGTTATTTTTCCAATAAAACATCATGATATTTGGGATTTCTATAAGACAGCTGAATCTGCTTTTTGGACTGCAGGTGCTGTCGATTTGTCAGAAGATTTTAAAGATTGGGAAAAATTAAATGATAATGAGCAATTCTTTATAAAAAACATTATATCATTTTTTGCTGCATCTGACGGTATTGTAAATGAAAATATTGCACACAATTTTATAAAGGAAGTTCAATATCCTGAAGCAACATTTTTCTACGGATTTCAAATTGCGATGGAGAATATTCATAATCACATGTACTCTTTACTTATTGATACATATATAAAAGATGTTGAAGAAAGGGCCGAATGTTTTAAAGCAATTGATAAGCTTCCTATTGTAAAAAAGAAAGCTGAATGGGCATTAAAATGGATTGATTCAGATTCTTTTGCTGAACGCTTGATTGCATTTGCTGCAGTGGAAGGCATTTTCTTCTCTGGGAGTTTTTGTTCAATCTTTTGGTTAAAAACAAGAGGTCTTATGCCAGGGCTATGTAAAGCTAATTCATATATTAACAAAGATGAAGCCTTACATACAGATTTTGCAGTACATTTATATAATAATCATATTGAAAATAAGCTTTCGGAAGAAAGAATTAAAGATGTAATTCTGTCTGCTTATGAAATTGAAAAAGAGTTTATAACAGATGCACTTCCTGTTTCACTAATTGGCATGAATCATACATTGATGACTCAATATATTCAGTTCGTGACAGATCAATTGTTGATCCAATTTAAATGTAAGCCTGTTTTCAATGTACGCCAACCATTTGACTTTATGATGCAAATTGCTATGAAGGCAAAACAAAATTTCTTTGAAGGAAGACCCACTGAATATAAAAAAGCAGACTTATCAGGATCAATGGCATTTGATGAAGAATTTTAAAAATAACTATAAATAATAACTGATGGACATCATAAAAAAGAATGGAGTGAAGATGGAATTTAATCCATCAAAAATATTAACAAGGATAAAAAAACAATCCGAAGGATTAAAGGTTAATCCTGATGAATTATTCATTAAAGTTACACAAGGTATTGGTGATGGCATCACAACAAGTCAAATAGATGATTTGATTGCCATAACTGCAGATTCATTGTCATATAAACATATTGATTATTCAAGGCTTGCAGCAAATATTTTCATTTCAAGATTACATAAAGAAACTGAGGAAAATTATTTGAAACTTATTAAAAAGTTGAAAAATAATGGAATTGTAAATGAGGTACTCTACAATAAAGTAAAGGAAAATGCAGAAGTTATCCAAAATGCAATTGATTATAGGAGAGATTACAATTTTGATTATTTTGCATGCTCAAGATTGAAAGAGATTTATCTTTTGAAAGAACGTGATGAAATTGTTGAAAGGCCACAGCACATGTATATGAGAGTTGCATTAACTGTTTCAGAAACAATTGAGGATGCTTTGAAATATTATGAATTGGTCTCAACACATAAAATTTCTCCTGCAACCCCAATAACAATTAATGCAGGTACACATGACCAGAGTATGATCTCATGTAATCTTACAATGTGTAAAGGTGATAATACTCCAGACCTATTAAAAACCCTCGGAAATATTTCAATCTCTTCCTCAAGAGCTGAAGGAATTGGTCTAGCTTTGCATAATATAAGAAGTAAAGAATCTTATGTTGGTAAAGGTGGAGGAAAAGCAGGTGGTCTTTTGAAATATATGAAAGTTGTTAATGAATCTTTAAGATTCTGGAATCAAAAGGGTAAACGTCCAGGCGCTGCAGCAGTTTATTTAGAACCTTGGCACAAAGATGTTTTTGATGTGATAGATATCCGAAAAGAAGGTGTTGATGAAATGAGAGCAAGAGATATGTTTTCAGCTCTATGGATTCCAGATAATTTCATGAGAGCAGTTGAATCTGATGGAGATTGGCATTTATTCTGCCCAAATGATATTGTAAAAAATGGTTTGAAACCTTTTTGGGAGATCTATGGAGAAGAATATGAAGCCGAATATGAAAAGGCAGTTTCTTTGGGAATTGGTAAGAAAATTAAAGCACAAGATCTTTGGAAAAGGATTTTGGAAGCTCAAATTGAAACAGGGGTTCCTTATATGGCTTATAAAGACCATGTGAACAGAAAAAGCAATCAGAAGAATATTGGCACTATTAAGTCTAGTAATCTTTGCATTGAAATAAATCTTTTCAGCGACTCAGAAACCACTGCACAGTGCATTCTTTCTTCATTAGTACTCCATAAATTTGTCAAAGGGAACAACTATGACTTCAAAGGATTGCATGATGCAACTTATGAAATTGTAAAATCTTTAAATGTTATTATTGATGTTAATGAATACTCTACAGAAGAAGCAAGGAAGGGTGCAACAGAACAGAGAGCTCTTGCAATAGGAGTTCAAGGGTTAGCAGATACATTTGCTTTGATGGGATACTCTTTCACTTCTGAAGAAGCAAAAAAATTGAATAAAGAAATTTTTGAAACAATTTACTATGCAAGTTTAAGAGCTTCTTGTGATTTAGCTAAAATTAAGGGCAAATCCTATAAATATTTTGAAGGCTCCCCATTCTCTGAAGGAATTCTTCAATTTGATCTTTGGGAGTTAAATAAATCTGAATTGTCTGGGATATGGAATTGGGATATTTTGAAGAAGGATATTATCGAACATGGTGTTATTAATTCAACATTAACTTCAGAAATGCCGACAGCCTCAAGTGCCTCAATTATTGGCAGCACAGAAGCTTTTGAGCCGTTTTTTAGTAATATGTATGTAAGAAAAGTTATTGGTGGAGAACATATAGTTATCAATAAATATCTTATTAAAGACTTAGAAGAAATCGATCTTTGGAATGATTTTATTAAAAGCGAGATTATTAAAAACAATGGCTCTGTTCAAGAGATTGCAATAATTCCTGAAGATATTCGTGAAAGATATAAAACTGTTTATGAAATTTCTCAAAAGGAGTTGATTACGATGTCTGCAGATAGAGCACCATTTATTGATCAGTCACAAAGTTTAAATATCTTCATGAGGACACCAACAGTTGGAAAATTAACTTCATCCCATTTTCATGGGTGGAGGCTTGGATTGAAAACAGGCCAATATTATCTTAGAACAGATTCAATTGATATGTCAAGAAAACAGTTGGCAGTTGAAGCTACTGTGGATACAGAATTACCAAAGAAACCTAAAGATTCTCAATTTGAATGTTTTGGCTGCTCTGCATAAAATTTTTAAAAATATTAACTATGGCGTATTTAAATCACGATATCCCAACAATTACTTGTTTTTTGAGAAACGAGTTTTTATTTAACAATGAAAAAGGTCATGGAGATTTTACTTTATGCGATGTTCACTGTGTATCTTCTATTGAAAAAAGAGTGCCTCTTTTTGAGGCATTCTTAGAAAATGGAGTAAATTGGACAAGAAGGCCTATTCACGCCTTTTGTTGGAAAAAAGATGCAGAAAAACTCCCTCTTTCAGAACATATTTATTGGGATTCTTTTAGTAATTATATCTCTGTTCAAACAAGATCAAGAATGTATGGATTAAGAGCAGATTTAATATCTATTTCTAGCATTAAAAGGCAAGGAAATTATATGTTCACGCTTGACTGGTCACATGAGAATAGAGCAATGCTTGACACAAACTTTAGTGAGACCCCTGAGCATAAGTGTGGGCATGTATTTAAAATGGATAATGGAAATTTCTTTATATATCCAAACAACCGTATAATCTGGAGTGATAACGCTTGGACATTTAATAGAATTGATAAAAATCCTGGATATAAAATTGATATGAATATATATTCTGTTGAGCAAAAAGGTGGATACAGTACAGATTATAATTATATAACAAATTTTAATGATGAAAAATAAAATTATTGACTCAATATTAAATAATTGCAATGTATGTTTAAAACCTTCTAAAGTATGCGATGGTATTGGAGTATTTGCACTTATTGACATTAGTGAAAAAACAATACTTTTCTCCGATATTGAACCTGATATTGACTTTATAGCCTGGGATAATATTGAAAAAATTTCTATAGAATCTAAAATATATTTAAAAAGAATGTGTAACTCAAATGATGCTGGACTATTCCTTAGTCGTACAGTATCCGCTATCAATTTGAGCTACTACGTTAATCACTCTGACAATTTTAATGTACATCATGACCTAACCCTTGACAGGTATGTGACAACAAAGAACATTAAGGCAGGCGAGGAGTTGCTATGCAAATATGTTTTTTCAGAAATTGATTTTTAATTTCTTTTTGATATTTATAATAAAACTAATAATTATGGGATATTATAACTTTAGAGATTGTCCTGCCAACCAAGCTTGTAGAAGAAAAAATGTAAGAAATTTACTCTTAAGACAAAATGATATTGAATCGCAAACAATAGTCAATATTTTTACAGGTGGTAATTGTTGGCAAATTCCATCAGGAAGTTGCTGGCAAACCCCATCAGGAGCTTCTTGGCAATTACCTTAAACTGTTTTAATTATGGCAAACGAAAACAATCTTGGGATAACATTCCCATATCAAGAGGATTTAAATGGTAAATTCTTGAGAATGAATCAAACCGATAAGGAAGAAATAAAAAGCCAACTGGCTCTACTTATCACAACTCAAAAAGGTCAAAGACTGTTCAAACCAAGTTTTGGTTTGAACATTGACCAGTTTTTGTTCCAACCAATGGATGAGGTAACATATGCCCAAATAAGAGATGAGATTGTTTCAACAGTAACAAGGTACATCCCGAAGCTAAAAATTGAAAAAGTTGAAACAACAACAAATGAATCCCAAAATCTGATTGGTATCAGGATTTCATACAGTATTTCTGATGGAATTTTGAAGGAATCTGATGAAGTAAATATATTGTTCTGATGAAAGTGACATTAAATGAATTGCGAAGACTTGTTAGACAGGTTATTCAGGAAAATGAACTGAATAATTTTTCAAAAGAAACTGTTGAGGAGTTCATTAGTAGATTTGAAAAAGAAAATAGAAATCCTAATTTCTTAATAAACCATTTTAAAAATCCTAATTTTAGATTGGAGCTAACTCACGATGGTAATGTAAAGACTAAGGGTTACAATTGTGCATTACCAAATAAGTGCGAGGCAAATACATTTAATTTTATCAAAGATATGGTAAAGTTAAATAACCACAGATATTATCCAGTAAGCGGATGGGCATTTTTAGATAGTACCTCTTATTTTGAACATTTTTGGGTTTATGATAGTATGTCTGATTCATTTTTAGATGTTACTCCTATGGGAAATAATATTCCTTATGCTTATGGCGGAGTAGTAAATTTTGATATTAATGATGAAATATTGAATGCTGAAAAATATAGTGATATAGATTTCCTTTTAGGAAAAGCTGGGCATTCATTATATAAGACGTATCAAGATAACCTTCCAAATAAAATTCTAAACAAAGGTAAAGTAAATAAGAATATATTTGATTTTATCCATAAAAGTGAAAAGTATCGAGAATTATCAAAGTTTATTTCTGAAAATAATGTGAAAACTGTTGAAGAATTGAAGCAATATGTTGTTCAATTAGAAAATAAAAAAGATTCCGTTAGAAATAATAGAGATTGGGATTATTATACTAAGCTTATAGATCAAATCAAAGCTTTAGATTTCTAAAAAATCAATAATAAAACCTCGAATTCTTACTCTGGATATAATTTTTACTGTCAATATCCATCAAAGTAAGCTTTCCGCCACATTTTATCCCAGTGTCCACATTTATTAGATTAGACACAAAATCTGGTTTAAAATTCTTAGTGGTCGAGTGACCAATAAAAATCTCATCAATAGAAATTCCTGGGTCTTTAAAAGATACAGGAATTTTTCTCTTTTGAACAGCATAGGTTTTTGCCAAAGAATACAAAGTTCTATTCAAAGCAAACTTTCTTTTTCTCTGGGCATCAATGGCCCTCTTAGGGTTAAATCCGCCATGTAGGAACAACTTGTTCTCATGGACATGATAATAGTCCGCTTTGGAAAAATATTGTCTTAGAAGGGGAATTATTGCTTCATCGGAAAGCAAGCGTTCTATAGTGGAAGCCCCACTGAATTTTGACCAATCTTCATTGATTGTTCCATATTTAAGGTATTCTATCAGGAAAAAATCATGGTTTCCGATGATGGGTACAAAGTTTTCAAAAGAAAGCAAAAGTTTCAAACATTTATCAAAATCTGGATGACCATCAGCCAAATCCCCAATGAAAATGATTTTGTCTTTGGGATGGACATTAGTTCTCCGAAGAAGTTCTTCAAGAGGCAAGAATGCACCATGAAGATCTCCTATAACATAGGTTTTCTGTTTTCTATTTTTATTTCTCAAGAAACCATTGTTTTCATATAAATAGTTTTAAACTTCTAAAAGAAATTCATCTGGTTTCTGATTAACTGCTAAGTAATAGTTAAGATTGTTGATGGTTTCACCTAACTGATACTGCTCAAGTTCTTCAATTGTCATATCTTCATAATGCTTGCTGTCTATTGAAACCTTTCTCAATGGGACGATTTCATATTTTGAAATCTCTTTTGCATCTAAGCCAATGAACTTATAAGTATTTGTCTTTTTACCCTTCACAGTTTTTACCCCTGCTCTTTCAAATGTATAGTAGTCATGGATCAACCTCATGGCATTTCTTGAGTCTAACTTATACATACTCAAGATTGGCAAGTCACCTCTAAATTTATTCAGTTTTGCAGCCAATTCTTCGTTTGTAAGTGTTTCACCTTTTTTAAAAGCCAATTCTGCCCAAGATTTTAACTTCCCATTGAAAGAAGAAATTTCATTGATAAGTTTGATCCCTGTAAGTACATAATATACCCCATTAACATCAAGAAATTCCTCTGTGTCGAAATAAGATTTAAATGTCAATAAAGACTGCTTCTCATCAAGAATTTCTTCTCCTGCCTTATGTTTTGCCTTATTGATAAAGTCTATCACCTGCACTAATGTCAGTTTTACAAAAGAACCAATTTTTTTCTCAAGAACTTTTACTTTTTTATAAGATTTCAGAAGTTCTTTGGCAAAAACTGTTGAATTATCTTTAGCATTGTCAAATGTTTTCAATTTTTCTGTCAATTTCACATTTATTTGACGAATAACCTTATTCCAAATCCTGTCACTCATATTGTGATCCAGGATCCACTCTTCCATAAGACTGCAAGCATCTTCAAAAGACATGTGGTTTGTCAGATAACGGACTTTACTCCTAATACTAATATGATATTGTCCTCTTGGCAATTTTTCAAGTTCCATCACAATCTCATCACTCACTTTTGAGCAAGCCTCTTCTTCACCTTCAAGTTTTACTTCCTCAAGAATATCCAAAACATCCTGGGTCAAAGTTTCTTTTCTTTCAGCTTTCAATGTTTTGATTCTGTTCAACTCTTCAGGTTGCATATCCTCAAGAATCAATAATTCTTCTTCAAATTTCCAATTATATTCAGCCAACAAAACTTTCAAAAACTCAATATTTTTCTGAGAATATCTTTTTTCGTCATTATAAGCCATATTCGCAATTGATAAGTAGTCAATATCCCAAATACCATCTTTATTTCTATAGAGGTTACTCTTGTTAAACAAATGTTGGTTGAACACCTTCACACCTGATTTATAGCTAATACTGTCACCAGAACTATAAGCCTTTGACATTAACTCTAAACCTCTTTCAGCTTGTTCAATAAGTTTCTTTTGAACATCTAAAACATCCACATGATCTGAATCTAAATCTTCAACTGCATCAATATTTCTATAGGTATAAATCATTGCATCAGGATTTATAGCCTTGGTATAAACATTTCTCAATCGGTTAACCATCTGCTCCATATTTGTAGCAGATTCTGGGGTCATAAAATGAACTGATTTAAAATCATAGTTATTAATATCCACGCCTTCGATAATAACAGAGGTACAGATAACAATTTCAACATCATCTTTCACTCTTTTGTCTTTCATTAGGCTTTCAAAATTCTCACTATGCTTTTCATCCGCATTTATCAGCCAAATTTTGTCCTTATTCCATCCCTTTAATTCCAAATAATCTATCAGTGAACCCAATTGGCCTTCTTCTTTTTTATTTTGAAGATAAATCAAGTTCTTTCCACCTTTAGACAGCTTATTTTCAACAGCATACAATATGTTGTTGTATCTCACAGGAGTGCAAATCTTTACAGGTGTTTGCTCCCAATTTACACGGATAACTTCAACATTTTTTAATTCAGGGTGCAATACAGGAAAATTTGTTCCAGTCAAAAATTTGCGGCTTTTGAACAGATGCATGTTATCAACAATACAATTCAATTCAAACCCTCTGAACTCTTGAGATGAACTGACTGCAAAGTTGTGGGCCTCATCCATGTACAAATTATAATCAGAAATTTTCACATTTTCCCAATTTTTCATTTGTTTCAACAAATTTGGAAAACTACTGTATGTACAAACGATCAGTTCATCTCCTTCTTGGACGTTCTTTTTATCTCTATAGTATACTGATGCCTTATAAGTATTATCAATACCTAAAAGCAGTGGAATAATTGGAACAAGGAACAATCTCAAGCCTTTTGTATGCTCACAAATCCATGTTGTCTTACCTTGACCTGTATTTCCCCAAATAAGCTGATTATCTCCATCAGAAATCCCAACAGAATTAATGTATTCACCATTTTTTAAGAAATATTGTTTCGAAATGTTAAATCTTGAAGACATTTTTTCAGATGTCAGCCTTTTTAACGTTCTCAAACCAAATTTCCAAGAGTCATAATCATATATTTCAAAAGAAACAAATTCACAGAGAGCAGTTAATCTTTTTAAGAATGCTTTCTTCTCACTGCTGATGATTTTTGTATCAATTTTGATACTTTCTTCAATATTATTGTCCGCTATTAAATTTTTTATATATTCCAAAGAATCAGAACGTTTAACAGCAAATGCTTTAGCGTTCTTAAAGTAGTATCCAATAAATTGAAATACATTCTCCCTTGAAATAGCCTGGAAGATGTTATTGGCTTCCTTAAGGATTTCATCTAATTTCTTTGGAAGATCGCCTTTGTATTCTGTAAGCTCTTTAACTTCCATTGAATTGGAAGCAGCCCAATTGTAATAATCTTGTTTTTTCTTGTTAGCTGCATCATCAGTTAAAATTTTGATTGCTCCAAATAGAATATTGCTGTCACCATAAACTTGGTTAACAGTTTTATATAAGTCTTCATCAAAATCTAATATGGCCTCCAAGAAATCAATAACAGGTTTTTTGAAAATGCCTGCTTCTTTTGAGATCTTTGCCAAACTTCTGATTTTTATATTTTTATCCAGAGCCTTATGTTTGATGTTACTCCAAACATATTCAATTTTCATTGTTACATCTCCAGAATATTTTTTATTCAATTCATAGATTGTATTTCCATCATCATTAGAACTAACAAGTCTTTTCCCAAATTGATCACCATAATAATTTGTAACTCTATCCGCAATCTCATCTTTTACAGTATCAAGAGATCTATATGAAAACAGTAGTGGGTATCTTTCATTATTTCTAATGAGGAAGTTAATTGCATCCTCTTTTTCAATGCCCATTAAATTGCAAAATGCAAAATACTCAAAGAAAAAATTATATGTTAGACGATTATTTGACCATGATTTATCAGTATTATAGAGGTTATCCAGCTTATATGCCAAAGTATCATTAGTAAGCTCCTTTGGCAGTGCTCCACTGTCAAAAACAACTGTATTATTTTCTTTTGGTTCAACAGCATCAAATGGAACAACATTTTCATCCTCTCGAATAAAAATTGATGGGTCATAAGGAAGCACATTACACCTAGTAATATCCTTTGTTGAAGGGTCAATAGTAATATTCCATCCACTGAAAAGGCTTTCAAGTGCTTTCCATGTTGTTGTAAAATTACTGACAGTTAAACCTGAAACTTTCACAAGGAAGCCTAAACCATCTCCACCAAAAGAATCCCAAACAGCCTTTATAAAACCTAAACTGTCTGAAGAAAGCAATTTTTTGACATACTCCTTAGCTGTTTTTTCATCTGTAACCTTATTTGAAAGAATCAGTTTTTTAAAATCATCAACATCACAGTAAATATACCCAGAAGGAGCCTGAATTTTGTCTTTAGCACGTTTTTCTGTGACAAAGCAGTTCCATGTAACCACTGCAGCCTTTTTTTGCTTCACATGGTTATAATAATTCCTTTCAACGATTTTAAGCTTCTGTTCCTTTCGATCCCAAATACGGTCTTTGAACTTCATAATGGAGTTCATCTTTCCGCCTAAGTCAGGGTGAAATTTACATTCTGTTATAAGTTCTTTTCTTGGATTGTCTTGAATATATTGAAGGGCCTCTTCGATAGTGAATTCTGAAGAAGGTCTTGAGCTTTTATCGAGGCACTCGAAAACTGATATTTTTTCCATTGAGGGTTGTTGGTTATCTAATAAATAGGGCTTGCCATTATTGAATAGGGTTCTTAAGAAATATTTAGGGTTTGGAAGTTAGGTCTCCAAATTTTATAACACTGGGATGATAGAAATGGTTCAAAAAGGAGATAAAAAAACCTCTTAAGAATGTTAAGAGGTTTTATAAAATGTTAAAAAATTAAATTTATTAATAATTTTGATAATGTTTTTATTTTTCAAGTTTACCCTTCCACCCATAACCTGTTATCACAACTTCTTCAACTTCAACCATTTCTCTTTCTTCAAAATAATAACTTCCTGATGAATAAGAGTACCACCAAAAATATTTAAACAACTTTCCATCAGACCTTCGTTTAAAAACAAAATTATGATCCTCACCATCACTTGTTCTTGATGGATAGTCTTCAATGAAATCATAAGTTTGCCCCTTTAATTCAAATGTTTGTCTATTAGTAAAATCAAACTCGAAATTTTTGCTATCTTCGGGGATTTTTATTTTTTCTCTCTTCATATTTTTAAATTTTATCTTTTACATTCAAAAGGCAGTTCATTTGTGTCCCATGAACTTTGATTTCACCATTCAGTATTGCATCCAAATCAAACCATTGGAGTTTTGAAAACTCTGGCTGTTCATTCCCAAAGGAATCTATAAACATCGCATTACATTTCAAATCTTTCGGACGTTTGTCACAAATTGCCAGGAATGGTACAAGCTTCTTTTTCTTCGAACCATACACCTCAACAGGAAGTTCAAAAATTTTACAGGAATCTATAAATTCTTTTGAAACATTTGCTTCCTCTTGAAGTTCCCTCAATGCAGCTTCAAAATTGTTTTCTCCATCTTCCTTACCGCCTTTAGGAATTGACCAGAAATCTTTTGAATTTGATTCTTTGCCTAAAAGCACTTCATTGGATGGGTTATGGTAGATTATTATTCCACAGGATGTTTTCATAATTCTTCTCTTAAATGGTAAAATTCTTCTATGTTAAGTAGTATTGCTTGTACTTGATTGTCTATTATTTCTCTTGAACTGTGGTGAAAATGCCCATAAATCCAATATTGTATGCCATTTCCCAAAAGAATCTCATAAGCCTTTTGAACAAGGTTTCGCTCTTTGGTCAAGTCTTGTATCAAAAGAGGATCATCTTCTGCAAAATTATAAACGATTGTATTAAATTCAATTGGATTAAAACACTTCGGAGCTGTATGTGTAACAACTATATCAATTTTCAAATTTTCAACGATTTCATTCAATTTGCCTTCATCAAGAACAAATGGTTCATCTTTCCACCAAAGTAATCTTCCAATTATTCTTGATTTTTTCTTTGAATACTCTCTATCCACGGAAATAGCACCACCAATACAAAGAATGTTGTGCTTATCGTTTTGGAGAACAGTGTAATCTTCAAGAAAATAAATGTTTTTGTACATTAACCAATCACCTCCATCGAAATAATCAGGATCATCATGATTTCCTCTGATTATATAAAGAAAATTGTTATTCTTTTCGAGCCAAATGCTCAACATTCTTAAATTGTGGTCTTCACGTTCTGCTGGATAGTAGCCAATTCCATAATCACCAACTTGAATTATATTGAAGTTAGTTAAATCATTTCGCATAATACAGTTCCAATTTCCGTGAATATCCCCAAGAAAAATAAGTTCGTTATTATTAATTTTTATTGTTTTCATTCGTTTCAATTATATATTCTTTAGGAAATTCATCACCTGCCATCAGAATTGGTTTTTTCAGGCACTCTTTCATTTTATTAAGAGTCCAACGCATACCTTTGATTGTTTCACAACTTATGATTTCGGCTTCAGCACCATAACTGTTTGGAACACCATCTGCACCATAGTAAACATCATGAATTTTGAAATAAGGCTCATTATTATGAAAATGGACAAGAACCCTATGGTTCCAACCACCCCCAAACTTTTTTTCAGCTTCAGTATCATCATCTACAACTTCGTATTTTTTTGACATAAATTACTTTTATTCAAAACATCCCAAAGAAACAAAAAGTTTCATTTGAATGAATTTTTTTCATATTAACTATAAATTACAGTCTTCAATATTTATATATAAAAATTCATGCAAAAGAAAATAAATTATTATACTAAGGATTTTGCAGGCATAAGATCTGAACTCATCAACTATACAAAAAAGCACTTCCCAACAGCTTACACAGAATTTGATGATGCATCTATTGGTATGCTACTGATAGAATTGAATGCTGCCCTTGGAGATATGTTAGCTTCTAATATAGATAAGGTTGCTCAAGAAAATATTCTTGCTTATGCCCAAGAAAGAAGATCAATTCTTGCAATGGCCAGAACCCTTGGTCTCAGAATTCCATTCAAAAGGCCTGCAGTCACGATAGTAGATTTTAGTGTAGAGGTTCCAGTGAACGGAGATTCTTTTGATTTAACTTACGCCCCACTGATTATAAGAGGTGCAGAAGTTGTAGGTGCAAGTCAATCCTTTGAAACAATCAATGACATCGACTTTGCTTCGCCATATTCAGCAAATGGCTCAACAAACAGAATAATTCTTCCAAATGTAGATAATACAGGTAATATTGTATCATATACATTGAAAAAGAGAGAGTTAGTTATTGCAGGCAAAACGAAGTTTTTCAAAAGAACTGTCTCCTCTTCAGAATCAAGACCATATTTCGAGGTAGACCTCCCAGATAATGATGTTATTTCAGTTGAATCAATTATATCTTTGAATGGTGTAAATTACCAACGAAATCCAACACTTTCTGAACAAACTGATCCAAATAACCTTTGGTATGCAGTTGATTCTTTAGCACAAAGCAAGATTTTCATTGAACAACCATTGCTTCCTTCAGATAGACCAGGAATTGTCGTTGGAGTATGGCAAACAATCGGAAGAAGGTTTATGTATGAGTACTCCGACAAAGGGTATGTTACAATAAGATTTGGAAATGGAGCTCAAGACGTTAGCAGTTCTTATGAATACATTACAGATTCTGATATATTTTTACAACAGATACAGAATTATGTTCTTGACAATTCTTTGGGCGAGTATCCAAAAGCTAACTCTACTTTATTTATAAAATATAGAGTTGGCGGAGGGATTTCAAGCAATGTTGGAGTAAATGTTCTTACGTCTTTAGGAATTCATACTATTTTTGTGCAAGGTCAAAATCCGACTATAAATCAAAGAGTAAAATCATCATTAACAGTCAATAATCCAATTCCTGCATATGGAGGTGTAAATGAAATTTCTATTGAAGAAATGCGAAATGTCACAAGATATAATTTTGCAGCACAAAACAGATGTATAACACCAAAAGATTATTATAGCAGAATTTTGCAAATGAATGGAAAATATGGAGCTCCTTATAAGGCTTCGGTTGCAGTTATTGGAAATAAAGTTGAAATTTCAATTTTAAGTGTTGATGCCGATGGAAAATTGACAAATCAGTCAACTAATACCATGAAAGAAAATTTAGTAACGTATCTAAGGGAATACAAATCAGATTTAGACTACGTTTCAGTAAAAGATGGAAAAATTTTGAACATTGGATTTGAATTTGACTTATTTATTGATCCAAACTTCAATAGAAATGAAATTGCTTCTGAAGTAGTAAATGTTGTTAATAATTTTGTTCAAAATCAGAATTTGATTATGGGCCAGGACATTTATTTGTCACAATTGATTGAAGTTGTAAATAATATTGGAGGTGTATTAAATGTCATAGATTTCAGAGTTTATAATAAAGTTGGGTTCGGAATTTACTCTTTAAATAGAACAGGTCAAACATTGATTGATTCAACTACAGGACAAATTGATTTGCTTGGTCAGAATGCAATTTTTGCAGATTATGATGAGATTTTTGAAATAAAATATCCTGAGAAAGACATA